CAGCAAAAGACGAGCTATATGACACCGCTCTGAACGAATTCGGCGTGAAGCTTGACCGACGTCAGAAAATGGCAGACCTCGAGGAGCAAGTGAACAAGCTAAAAATTAATAAGGCTGATCCTAGTCCTGTTTCCAAAGAGTTAAAAAACGTACCGAAAACGGTACGGAATATAGTGACGGGCAACGAGTTTCCTTATACCTCAGCCTTTAAGGGGCTTTCAGACTTAGAAGTAATCGAATGGGAGACAGAAGATGGCGACAACTAAAGCGGTAGATATTTTGGATCGAGCGTCCATTATCTTACAGGATAATACTAACGTTCGATTTCCTAACGACGAGCTGTTGAAGTTTTTCAACGACGCTCAAAAAGAAGTGGTTCTTCATAGACCTGATGCGAACATGCAAAACGCTGCGTTTACGCCTATTGATGGCAGCAAACAAACCATCCCCACATCTGGGCTGAGGCTAATAGATGTAGTGCGAAATGTGGGCGGCTATGCCGTAACGCAGATCGACCGCAAGATCTTAGATGAGACGTTGCCTAACTGGCATAACACTGTACAAAACGCCACTAAGAAAGTAGAGCACTTTGTTTTTGATCCTGCAGATCCTAAAACTTTTTATGTTTACCCAAAAGCGATAGAGGCTTCTGACAGCTTAGAGATCATATACAGCGCCGCTCCTACTGACATTGCTATTAGCAACTTCGATACGGACACCACTCTTATTTCTCTAGATGATATCTACGCTAACTGTATTCTGGATTACATCTTGTACCGTGCTTATCAGAAAGATTCTGAGTTCGCAGGGAATGCTCAGCGGTCAATGATGCATTACCAAGGTTTCGCAAACGCTTTGGGCGTCAAGACTCAAGTAGATGGAGCCATTACACCGATGCCTGCTTCTCCTGACATGAATGCAGGAAGAAGATAATGAAGCTTTCGGACTTTTCGGTCTTCGTAAGATCTGAAGTTCAGGGCGCTCCTAACTTCCTTGTCGAGCGCTCGGTCAGAGATTCTGCAATAGAATTTTGCAGGCGTACTGGCGTTTATATTCCGGAGCCCGAAACTATTTCTATTATTCCTGGCATAAACGAGTACGAAGTCACGGTTCCTACAGGGACTGAGATGAACTACATCACTGACGTCTTTGCTAACAAACTCAAGTTGCAGCCGGTGAGCTATAACGAGTTGCTAGAGAGGTTGGGAGATGAAACCGAAACTGGTTCTCCCCGTTACTACTCGCAGAGAGACAACAGTTCTTTCTTTGTTGCGCCTATTCCCGACAAGGCAGATAACTTCAGGGTTTTGTACACACTAAAACCATCGTCAAGTGCCAGCAGCATCCCAGACTCAGTGGGCAAAGAACACAGAGAAACAATCACTCAGGGCGCTATATACAGGCTGCAAATGATGCCTAACCAGCCTTTTACTAATCCTGGAGCTGCTGCTTCTAACAAGCAGTTATTTGATAGAGAAGTCGGTCGAACCATCAGGCAAGTTAAGTACGGCTTTTCTGGCGGCTCTCTCAAGGTCCGATATAGGGAGTTTGTGTAATGGCTTATTCAGAGACTTTGAGCTTGGTAGTGGGCGACACGCTCCCAGAGTTAACGCTCACATTAAAAGACAAGAATACGGCTGCGTCTGGAGTCGCTCTAGACGAAGAGAATAGCGACACTTGGGCGCCTATAGACATTACCGGAGCAACAGTCGCTCTAAGAATTAGACAATTAGGAGCTACCTCCCTTGTCGATACCCTTATTTGTTCTGTTACGGATGGGGTAAATGGTAAGTGCGCTACGGATTTTGGAGTGACAACCTTTGCCTCTGCCGGTCAATACGAAGGGGAGATTGAAATAACTTTCGCAGGTTCGACAGGAAAGCAAACCGTATATGACCTGGTCAAATTCAAGATTCGGGATGACTTCGACTAATGCCTAAACTGATCCTAACCAATAGGGATCTGAAGTCGATATTAGCGAATCGAGATCTCAAGCTAGCACTGTCAAGCAAACTGCTGACGGCTTCTGCTGTATTAGATCCTGATACTAAGAACAGGTATTTTCGCAGTGGTCATGAAACCACGCTTACTGATCTCCAGTTGCTTTCCTACAACAAGATTCTCGGCAGGTATGAAGAGTCGGAAGGTGTCTTTGTTGAGGCTACTCCTGAGTCTTTCTCTTTCACCGACAATCATGCCTCTTCTTTTGGCAAAGCTACCGCCGACACCTTCGGGTTCAGTGAGTCTGTGCTAACTCAAATTACCTTTTTTAGAACCTTCACAGATGCCTTTGCACTAGACGACATAACGGCGGTAGACGCCATCATAAAAGATGTTGCCAGCGCCAAAACAAACCTGTTCGGGTTTTCTGATGATCAAGCAATAGGTGTAGGTAAAGGCTTAACGGATACGTTCCCTGTCTCAGAGGCAATTGATTCTTTTGGTATTGGGAAAGGTCTCAGCGATTCTCAGCTCATTACTGAGTCTCTGGATCGGACGGTACAGTATTCCAGAGATTTCACTGACGCATTTGTTCTTGACGATGCCGCAACGGTAGACGCTCTACAGAAAGCGACAAGCGCCCTCAAGCAGAACATTTTTGGCATGGGTGACGTATTTGGTCGGACGGTAGTATTTAACAGAGACTTTACTGACAGCGTTAATCCTACTGAAGATTATTCTTCGTCTTTCTCGAAAGCTGCCGCCGATGACTCTTTCAATGTATCAGAGTCTTTAAGCAGAGTTGTTATTTACAGCCGAGCATTTGCTGACGCGCAAAGTTTCTCTGACGCGGTGGAGACCACAGCTGTAGGTAAAGGAATCTCAGACACGCAAGTGATGACTGAGGCACATGCAGCAGCTACGTCTTTGGCTAAGTCAGACTCGTTCAGCATGGCAGAAGCGGCTAGCTCCCTTATTGCTAAGTCTCTGATCGAAGCCGTTCCTCTCTCAGAGTCTTTAGATCGGGTTGTTACTTATAACAGAACCTTTGCCGACGCGTTCTCTATGGACGATGCCGCAACCGTAAATGCTCTCGTAAAAGATCACACTAACGCCAAAACAAACGTGTTTGGGTTTTCTGACTCTCAAGCGTTTGGGTTTAGCAAGACCGCACCTACAGATACTTTCTCCTTTGCTGATGATGAGGATCTTCTTTTCGGCAAAGGACTCACCGATTCAGTGTCAATGTCTGAAGACTTCAGCTTTGCACTGTTTAGCAACGCAGCTATGAACGCTGCTCAACTTAACCAAAGCCCCTTCAATGAATAATAGGAAGCAATACTATGAAATTTGATAGCAACTTAGCGATGAAAGGTCGATTGACCATCGCAATTAACGATGAAGTCGTTCAAGAAATAGACAACTTAGTTGTCACCACTGGTAAAGGCTATGTAGCCAGTCGAATGAAAGATGCGACTGCAACTGCAATGTCACACATGGCTATCGGCACTGGTAGTACAGCAGCAGCGGTTGGCGATACTGCTCTCGGCGGAGAGTCTGCCCGTGTAGCTTTGACCTCTACCACTGTATCTGGCGCTGACATCACTTATGTAGCGACGTTTGGCGCTGGTACGGGAACCGCAGCGATCACCGAAGCCGCTGTCTTAAACGCCAGTAGCTCAGGAACCATGCTGTGTAGAACTGTGTTCGCCGTGGTCAACAAGGGCGCAAGTGATTCGATGTCGGTGACCTGGACTGTAACTGCAAGTTAATCAATTACTTAGGGGAATATCCTAATGGATATATTAACTATATTTAATTGCGTAACTGCGGTTGTGACTATCGCGTCTGCAATTTGTGCTGCCACGCCAACGCCTAAAGATGACGCCTTCTTGGCGAAGTACATCTATCCGGTGTTGGAGGCTGTAGCCATAAATGTGGGTAAAGCCAAGCAATAGGAATTTACGATGACTGTAAAGTTTACTAACAACGCCAGCACGACAATAGGCACAGGTATAAACGCATCAGCGACCTCGTTGACGGTTGCGTCCGCTTCCTCGTTCCCTTCATTGTCAGGCGCTGATGACTATTGCTACTTAACCCTTCAAGGGGCGACAAATACGACCCGAGAAGTGGTTAAGGCGACGGCGTTGTCTAGTAATACTTTCACCATTGTAAGAGCGCAAGACAATACCTCTGCTGCCAGTTGGTTGGCGGGGGATATTGTTGAACTAAGAATGACGGCTGCACTTTTGACTGATGTCATTGATGCGGCAACAGTGGAAGGGGTGAAGACTAATTACCAGTACACCCCTACTGCTGGTCAGACAGTTTTCTCTGGAGCCGATAACGCTTCAGCAACAATGATCATTAACCAAGCGGCACTTGTTTCGGTCTACATGAACGGTGTTCGATTGGTGCAAGGCACGGACTACAGCGTTTCTTCAGCCAACAACACGGTGACACTAGGCATTGGC